ATCCGGCATGATGCTCTGTACCGGCTATCTTTCCTGTATACAGGTTAATCGGGATAACAATATCGCCGTTTCTTTCTCTTGCTTGAGCTAGTTGTTCTTGAATCTCAGGTAATTCGCTCATTACTTGATCTGGATCAATTCCTTGCGTTTGAAAATACTCGTCAAACTTTTCAGCCGATATGTAGACATTCTCAACTGGGCCATCTTTTGTAGTTTCGTCAATGAACTTCTGGAATTGCTCAGGCGCGCGCTGTCTTACTTTAGATTCAGCGGAGGCATCACCTAAAGCCTCCATAACACGCTGATTCTTTGTTGCTTGCTTTACTTTTCTAGTTTCGTAAACAAAGTTAACGCTTGCTCCAGGCAAGGCAAGTATCGCCATACCTTTACCGACCTGCTCAAAAATACCAGCAAGCTGCTCTTTGAATTGAGCTCTCCCTTCTGGTGTGGATAATAAAGACTCCATTTCTTCTGGTGTAATTTGGCGGGCAATCTCGCTACCAGCCATTGTGACGATTTCTTGTAAAACTTCTGTTGTAACCTCGCCAGCCCACGCAGTTACATAATCTTTAGCAAAGCCTTTCGCGGCCTTTACCATAGTTGGCTTAATCAAATATTCTGTTGCTGCTTCACGCACCATTTTTGAAGCTAGCTTTCTAACAGGGGAAGTTACTGCCGAGAGCCCTACCATCTCCAATGCCGCATTAATTGTGCCAACACTCTGAGCGACAACACGCGCGGTATCCTGATCTATTCCTGTTTCGATCATATCAAGATAAGCATGTCCAGCTTCCACCTTATATGCTCTTTCTGCTTGTTTTGCGCCGAAACCTGCTGTAAAGCCACCGCCAAACGCAACAGGGACAGTAATAACTTCTTCTGGAAGAGCTACTTGTGGCCCTAGCTGACCCGCTATAGCAACGGCTGTTCCCGTTGCTAATCCTGTCGTGACACCTGTTTTTGCCGCATCTGGGAACCCTTCAGACATTTGCCCTATGATCTTAGCGGCGTTCTCTAGAAATCCACCTGTTCCTTTTAGGTGCTCAAGTCTATTTTGAAGCTCGATAATTCTTGATTGCTGCTCTGGCGTTGCTCCGTCCATCATTGACGCTTGACCTAGAATACCTAACCTATCGGTAACTTGACCAGCTTCAAACCCAATTACTACGTCTTCAATAGTTTCTGTAGTGTAATCAACAGTCTCGCTATAGCCTTGAGTTATACGCTCTAAAAGGCTTAGATTATCTAAGTCGTCCGCTGATACCTTCGCAAAATCTGGATCGGTTAAAGATTGAGATAGTTTTGGATGCTCTTTTAAAAGCCTTGAATAATCGACTTTTTGTTTTCTTGATTGCTCGCGGTAAGTCGGTAAGTCTTGTCTTATGGCATCAGGCGGCAGTTTAACCTCTTTTGAGAGGTCCATAGCTTCTGCGTGTTCATCAGGGTTTACATCGGTTGTTTGCTCAAAACTCAGGCCGAGTTGAAGCTGCTTAGATTCTTGCTGCAAATCTAATACATCAGGCTTCTTGTCGAAGTCCTCAGTCTGCTGCAATGCTTCGGCAAACATACCCATTAGTCAATCAACCCCTTTTCTTTAGCGGCTAAATAAGCATTAATCATATTTCTACCAGTAACAGGGATATTGTTTTGTCTTAGGTCATCAGCAATAACGTTAATGTAATCTTCTGGAATATCGGCAATATCATAATCCTTGTCAAACCACATAAACCCGCCATCTTCTACCATCATCGTTTGCGCTAAATCTCGGTAAATTCTATTTCTTTCTGTTGGTGGTATTTTCTTATTGGGGTTTTCAACTCCCCATTGGCTAATCTCAGCCTGAGCAAGCTGCATGAATTGGCGAGCAAATTCTTGTCCTGATTCATTGCGATCTGAAGATTTCTTAACGCTTAATATTTGGTTAATAAAGTCGTTTGCCGCTGCACCATGAGTAACCACTTGCCCCGCCATTGCGCCCGCTTTAGCTTTCTCTTTTGAGTCGCTGGTCGTAAATGCGCGCTGCATACCTAAGGCTTGGTCATAATGAGTGTCATCAAGCTTTAATCTTAATTCGCCGTATACATCCATATCCTTTAAGGAGTTCATTGCGACTTTATCACCCGCATAAGCTCGCCCTACCTTTAGATTAAAATCATTCCATTCTTTATGATTCTGAATTGGCTCAACACCTTGACGCTGCTCTCTTGCAACCTTTTCCATTGTGTTACGTTTATCAGCAGGTAATATATCTAGCGTTTCTTGTGGGAGACCGTCAAGCGTGCCATTTTCTGCAATATAAATACCCGCATCATAAGTCGCATCTTTAATCGCTAAGTCAGTTTCGTGTGACCGCTGCTTATAAAGACTGACCGAGGCTTCACGTAAATCAGCATTTTTACCTGACTTCTTTCTAATCAAAGCTAATGACTCTGTTGAGCTTAAATCTTTAGCAATTACTTCATCTGTTAAGGATTGTGACTCTTGTTTTACTGCGCCCTTGTTTAAATCGTCTTCAATTGACGCTCTATCCAGTCCATTAATGGCTTTCTTGTTCTTTGAATAGTAAATTTTGGCTTGGCTAGGCGTTGATTCGAGCATTGAGTAAATAACACCTTTGTGCATTTTTGTCATGGAATCATTTAATAACTGCTCTTTTGCTGCACCTGATAATCCTTTTCTATCCGCTACGCTGTTGACAGTGTACTTAATTCTTGACGCTGAATTAACAACAGACTGTGGATCTGTCCAATTAGCCGCTGCATCTTGAGTTTCAATATCAATGGTCGCCATATCGGTAGAATCCTGATAGTTAGAAGTCTCTCCGGCAATATGGCCGATAAGCCCAGACTGATAAGACAACGACAAAGGTTGTGAGCGACGACGAAATAGTGCGACTTGGTTTTGGTTTAATCCGCCTTCAATATCTTTAAAGGATTTATTCAGGCGTGTTGTGTAATCGTTTCTAACAGGCTTAGTGACAACATCCTCACCTTTTACAGACGAGAAGCCATTCTCGCCCTTAGATAGCTCTAATGCGCTCATTTTAGCCTTATTGATGGCATCCTCAACACGAATATCGTCAAGTTTCTTTTGTTCCTGCTCGATTACGCCACCCATTGTCTGAGCGAAGTTAGCGGTCGCCGCTTCGACTTGTCCTGTCTGATACCCGACTATTTGACGTGAAGCCGAAGGAGTTTGTCGATTAAAGTCGATTGCTGTTGGTAACTTAGCCATTATTATCGTCCGTAGTACATTGCTGATGGTTGATAAGCGTCACCTGGCGTATATTTTTCGGTCAAGCTTTGGTTTCCAAACTTAGAAAATGAACTCATTAAGGTTGTTCCTGCTTTAATGTTTCCTGCGCGTTTAGCTTGAGCACCTTCATAGCGACTTGCATCTGCGGCCATTTCCGAACCTCTTGCGCGTTCTTCGCCTTCATAAAGTGCAGATTGAGCAGCCATTTCGCCCTCTCCTGCAATCCCCGCCATAATATTGACAACGGTTGGATCGGAAGCACCACCACCTGAAGCCGCAGCTAAAGCTAATGCTCTTGATTCAGCATACCGTGAGGTGCGTCTTGCGCTATCTGCTTTACGTTGTGATACCGCTCTTTCTTGCCCTGCTTTTTGTTCAAGTTGATCGGCTTTGAATTGAGCAAGTTTATCCGCTGCTTTACCGGCTTTTCTTTCTTCGCTCGCCTGCATAACAGAAAATATTACCTGAAAGGCTGTCATAGCTGCCATTATTCATCCCTCCAAACTAAAGTGTCACCAAGTTCGTTTTTTACACCTGTATTAACAAACCCTAATCTTTCTAATAAATTATTTGCTGTTGGCTCATTGTCGTTTGCGACCGCATAAACGGGAACCTCCGCATTTTTTACCATGTCCATTATCATTCTACAGCCTTTTACTATCGCTTTCTTATGTTGTCGCATTTCAGGTTTCATATCTGAAAAAGCAATCAGCCCTGTCTTTGTATAGAACACGCCGCCTATTCCAATCACCCTGCCAGACTTAACCGCCACAAACCCTTTAAAACTATTCGATGGTGGTTTCCCATAAAAATCATGAGCGTCTTTTGCGGTAGCTGTTCTAATCTCACATCTTGTCATGTGCGCTTATCCCAATGACTGCCGCTAATACGGTGCATGGTTTTGGTGCGACTGCCTGCAAGCAAAGACGGGTATCAGTACTCCATTCTCCATTGACTTCGATGGAGTCCATATCATAATCAGTATGAATTGCATCTGGATCGACCTCTAATTCTTGCTCTACTAAAGGTAGGTCATCTAATTCATCAAAGCTAACGCCATACTGAAGGCCGGAAGCGTGAGTGTCCGCTAACACAAGCCCTAAATGGTCTATTCGCTTACGCTGAGTTAAAGGAGTTGGGTTTTGTTGTGTTGCTACAGCGGTGGCAAGTTTCGCGCTTTTGAATTGAGCGGTGTACGTCAGCCCGATATAAGCTAAGGTCACAGCCTCGGATAAGGTAATTGACCCGCTTGATACGGTATATTCGCCTAAATACTTGGAATTTCCCCAAACAACCACCGATTCGCCCTCTAAATGGCTTAATCCTGTCATGATTGTTGCTGATGTTCCTGAATAAGTGACATGAGAATCCATACATTTATTTGTTTCACCGCCCTGAGCTTCGCTTTCTAATGCCCATTCTTCGATATATCGCTTTGTTGATCCGTTTATTGTCCGTTTAATCACATAAGCAACTTCATCTTCTTCGGTGCCAGGGTTAATAATGACATCTTCAATAATTCCATCTGTCTCAACAAGCATCCAGCAGGTTACGTTTTCTACTTTGTCATAAATTAATACAGCCACTTTTCCGTCTGAGCGCACAATATGAATACGGGTATCAGGTTGTCTCTGAACGGCAATACGGACAAATGAAGGTAATCCAATTTCAGGCACAATTGCGGTAAGGTCATTCGCCACATAATTATAAGTGCCGCCATCAAAAGACAATTCATACACTCTTGAGCCGTTACGTTGAACAAAAATAACATTTGTTCCAACTTTGACCGCTTTAATCGTTGCAGAGCCTAATGTTTCGACGGGCTTTAAGCCAAAATTAGACGGCGTTAAAGGTTCATCAAGGCTAGATGCTCTTGCGATTAATTCAGACCCATCAGCACCCACTAACAAATTAGTTGTTGAGACAAGCCAGTTAATCACATCTACCGGACCAGAGCCGATACTACGTTGAATGGGGCTAGAATCTCCCTCGGTATTTGCATCAAATGAATTAAACCCATCAGACACAGACCCCCATATATTGTCTTTACCTGCCCACCAAAGACGACCATCATGCAAAACGACGGAGGTAGGCCAACCGCGTCTGTCTGACCATTCGCCTTCCGCCCAATCATCTGTTGAGTCTGTGCCACCTAACGCCACCAAGACGTGCGCACTAACTACCGTAGCACTTGTGTAGGCGGTAACTCTTGCTATTCCGGTAATAGACCCTGACGTGTAAACAATCGCTATCTCGGTCGTTCCAGACGTGTAGTTTCCTGTTTTAATGCCAACGCGGTAATAAATGATCTGGTTATCTAGCCCGTCATTATAATTATCAACCCCGTTAACCGTATAACTTTTAACATCTGTCCAATCACCCGCTTCACCGACTGACCGCTGTAAATGTACAGTCGCAGACCACGTACCCGTTAAAGATATTGAGAATTGTCTTTGTGACGACCCTACACCAGTGACACGGATTGGATCGCTAAACGTGTCTTCTGTTGAAATGCTCGCAACAACATTCTGCCCTGTTGAGGTTAATTCGTATAATGAACCGACATTAGTAGACTTAAACAAGTCTTTTGTGGCTGTTAATGTGACATCACCACTCAATGCGCTAGGCGTGATACGAATAGGTCCGGTGTTAATAAGCTTAAACGGCCCATCATCTGCCAAGTATTTCACCACAGACCATGAGCGTGTATCTTGTCTCTCTATTCGGTATTGCTGATAGTCCTTACAGGCCATGAAGATAACATCGCCAGATTGATCGTAACGGGTATCTTGTAGGGCAGACTCAGGCCATGCCGTTGTCACCTCCATTTCGCCCGCTGACTCAATAGCAATACTATCAACTAATGAAGCGTAGCTGGTAGAGCTTGAAAGTCTGATCCACATATTAGCGGTCGGCGTGACTGCAATAGAATGATAGCCTTCACGTAAAATGGTATCTGGAAGATAATCATCATCACCAATTGTTGATCCAATCCTTAATACTGCGATTCCACGCTGAATATGAATTGAAAGCCCATGCTCTGTGCCGGTTTCGGTTACAGTGACTTCTTGATCTCGAATAGCTGAATTAACGCCCGCCCCTAATAAAGACAAATACCCGCCAGTTAGCCATGCTGAGACTGCACCTGATTCGTCAGAATCCGTCCAGCCTGTCACATCAGAAGTAAATGCCCCGTTGGTAATAGTGGCAGTCACCGCAGAGCGAGTAATAAGTTCATTTGAAATCCACACGCGCATAAGCAGGTTAGTCAATTCGACTTTAATACTGTCGCTTGTTGTGAACATGAAAGGGATTATTTTAGCGGGTAGGTCAGATTTTGTTGAGCCGACATACTTAAAGCCTGGACGAAGCATCATTGAGCCTAAAACTCTCGGTATCCAGTTAGTTTGTACTTCGGCAGAAAGGCTTGTTCGCTTTAAGTCAATACGTGCAAGCGCAAGACGAGAGACTAAACCTCGGTTAAATGAAAGTAATGCGTGTAATGCCTTCATCCAATTAATCTATTGCGGTTACCGCGATCTGAACGCGCACCTCCACGACGAGAGCTTACCCATGCGCCTGTAGGTAGGAATTGAGTTGGATCTGCCATTGCATCTTTAGAGCGTGCATCAGTGAGTCTTCGACGCATAATGCCGTAGACCTTATCCCATAAAGAGTTGTTTTGGGTTATCCGGTCAACAATCTCAGAAGCTAAGTAGGACGCGACATAACGCATAAAGGTTTCAGGATAAAGGCTGTAATCTTTACCATAGCTTGTGTCATTTGAGACATACTTGATGTAAATCTCATCTAAATCAGAGAACCAAAAGCCACCTTCCTCAGTATATTGAGTTAGGGGGACATTAAAGTATTCATCTGAACACAATCCAGTTAATCGGATTAAATCGGTAGGTTTCTCAAAGGCATATTGATAGCCGTAAGGCTGCTCCATTGAGGGGTTATATTCAAGTTTTGCGGAGCGGATAGCGAAATTCCACTGACCTTGTTCAAGACAATAGTTAATTGCATCATTATCCCATACCGCATCAAGAACACGGCGAGGCTCCCTATTCTCTGTTAAAGAGGCTAGTTTACGCTCACCACATATTCTAAGGGCTTCATTATACAGACTGAGTTGTGTTGCCATGTCACCCTCACTTTATTAAGCAGCAATTTCTTTTAAATGGTTATCAAGCCATGATTGTGCAGTTTCTTTACTTTTAAATCCTGTTTGCAGTTCAGCATTGTCTTCTGTGCGAAGAACGCGCCATTTACCACCGCCTACATGATTTACTTTGAATTTAGGTTCGATCTTTAGTTTAGCGACCGCTTTGCTGAGTGCGACTTCACGCATTAACGTGACATGTGCTTCAATCTTATTGGCAGACTTCACATAAAACTCTGCGAACCAAGTGCCGTCTTCTGCGACCGCTTCAATGCGTGCGCCTTTAATGAGGTTTGATGCTACGTGCGTCCAGTAAATCGGGTTTAGCATGTCTTTAATTGTTACGCCTTCCGCTGGTTGAGCGTGCCATACAAGACGCTTTTGTTCTGCAAGGCTGAATTGCGGACTAATAATCTTACGAATTGTTGGTTTTTTGTCTTCCAAGATAATCTCCTTAAAGAAAGGGAGCTTTCGCCCCCTATCAGTTACGCTAATGTAGCCGGCGTGATGCTGGTTGCATTTAGCACTTGATGAATAGTACAGGTTGGTGTCGCCGTATCGACTACGATCATTACATCGTCAGCCGTTAAACCGAGGGCTGCGCCATCAGTAAAGTATCCAGCGAGATCAACATCAGTATGTGCGTCCCCATCGGTGTACATCCAAACTGCTGAATGTGTACCAATGCGAGGGATAATACATGCTGGTGGGTTAGTTGTTGCGTAAGCCATTGTATCTCTCCTTTATTGAGCAGCGTAACCGCTACCGTCATGATTCATAATAACCACGCCACTGTTTTGCAGTAACTTGGAACCCATGTACGTTGAAGCACGCGCGAAGCTGTAATCTTGCTCTTCATCGTAACCAGCCGCAGTCATGATGCTTGACATGTTGCAAGCGTGACCAATAGCCGATTGATGATACATGATACATTTTTCAGCCGAAGTTGCTGCACCTGTTAGATTAGGATGAACAATCCAGTTTACGCCAGCCCAACGATATTGAGTCAGATTGCCTTCAAACGGCTTGTTGTTGATGTAATCCGCAGAAGCGAACTCTTTAGTCTGCATGAAGTAAGCGTGCATTGCCGGTGTAATCAAGGCAGATATTTTACCGTCCAAAGGAACAGCGTTATTACCTAAGATTGCTAAAGCGTACATTGCCATATCTAATGACCCTGTTGCCGCTGTGCCGGTGTCCTGCGTACCATTCTCTAATGCAGTAATGATGTCAGAATCCACTTTACGGTTTAGAACCGCCATAGTTGTTTCTTGCATAATGCGGCGACCATCACCTTGAGAAGCGTACAAGTTGAAACCAGTACGACGAACCAAGTCATGCCATTCTACGAGAGTTGCTGCGTTTTGTTCTAAGTTGTCCGCGCGTGCAGGGATTAAACCATTTACGCCACGGGTGGATGCAGTTGCGTCACCAGAATCAGCAACAAGGAAAACGGCACTATTGCCCTTTACTTCTGCTTCTGTGGTAACAGTATTGCGAACGAGCGATTGACGCTGCTCGAAACCGGCGATGAATTCATCTCGGTATTGCGTTTGAAATGCTGTATCAGCCATTTGGCTATACTCCTATGATAGGGCTTTTAACGGTATTCTGTAAAAGCACTTTAAATACTACAAAATTAAGTTTTACCTTGCATTTGGGGTATCTAATTCAGCATTTATTGAGTTGTCCTTGCGGGGTCAATACTGGCTATCATAGGGCCTAGCTTGGCTGTTGTGTTACATATTACATTTTACACCTATATAACTATATTACAATATTAGCCGTACTTCTGTACGGTTTCCACTAATTCACGATAACGCGCTTGATTCTTGGCAGAGTTGTCACCCTTCCAATATTCGCTTTGACGGTCGCCCATCATACTCTTAAGTGATGCTAATTCAGTTTCGATTGCTTGAACAGCGTTTGTACCGGAACCAGGCACTACAGTTGCAACAGGATTAATTTGTCGAGACATATCAACCAGCCAATTCAAAGAAGTTGGATCGCTACCTAATGGCGTACCATCAGCTAATCTTGCGCCCATAATCTGTTCTTTAAAGCCTTCTGGCGCATTATCGAGAAAGTTAGTCGCTATCTGTACATTGCGGCGATAATCTTGACCCCATTCAACACGTAACTCGTCTTCACCTGTTTGCTTTGATGCTATATCTGCGTCTTGCTGTTGTTGAATAGTTTGTTCTTGGTAGTCGTAATACCAGCCTAGTGCGTTGTTTACTTGGTCAGGATGAAGATTAGAGGCTAATGCCGACTCTAAAAAGCTATCAACCATTGGTTTATCTTCTTCGCCCACCACAATGCCGTTAGGTAAATTGATTTCATAATCATCAACCGAGCTAGGAATGCCGTTTTCTTCACGCCATGTTGCGGTTTCTTCGTCTGAAGCGTCTGATTGTAGTGCGGTCTTGAGTTCTCCGCTGGAGATTTTGTTTTGTGCTGCGACTAATGCGTCTAATGCAGCTTTAGGGGATGAGTAGCGTTCCATCCGCTTAACCATTTTATCGTCTTCACCGGCATAGTTTTGTCGCCAGTCGTCGCCCCAGTTATCTTTAGCTGTTTCGGCGTCAGCCTCGGTTAAACCTTTATCAACCGTATCTTTCGCTACATCTATTGCTTTTTGTGCTGTTTCAAGATCTTCTGTGGTCTGCTTATCTGTTGCAGCGCCTTCTTCAAGGGGTGTCTGCTCTTCACTCATTTTTTATTCTCCTAAAGTTTGCTAAAGTTTGCTAAATTGAGCTTTATTAGCTCGACGATTTTCAAGCCGACGAAACGACGACCCGATTCAAAAGAGGATGCCCGCTCATTGTCAGGCTCCCATGCGACTTGATAGGTTCCAGCCGCAACATTAATTATCCATGCTAAGGCACGTTTTTGTTGGTGCTCGTCAGCCTCACCTTTCTCAAGAGCCTGTAATGCGCTCGCATCAGGTGGCTGCCAATCCGCTCTAAAACAATAAGGGGCTGATTCAGTCCTTTTTACTTGCTTCTTTTTTGTCACGCAGGCATTTCATCCATATTAGATTGACCTAAATCCTTCGCAATCGTTGCGCCTTGAGCCATTTGGTCGAGCATCTGTTGGGTTTCTTGCTCTTGTTGCTGTTGAGCAATCATCGCGTCTACATCACTTTCAGTATTTAGCCAGTCAGCCGGAGCGACTGCTTCCAATACATCACGAGTCGCTTTCTTACCGTCAATAATAAGTGCGGTAGAGGGATCAAGATTAATAGCTTGAGCAAGAATTTGTTGGGCTTCCATGAATTGACCAACTTTTGCTTTCTCAGACGCTTCGTGTAATGGAGACTCAAAGGTAAATCGTATATCTGCACCTTGAATTGACTTAGGTATGTTGCGTGGGTCGCCGTAAGCACCGGCGCGAAGCATGATGTCAAAGGTGTTCTCACACAATCTGCCGTTATAATCGGCTTCCATAGGCTCAAATAAAGGTAGGGCGTTTCGGATATATTCTTGTACTCGTTGACCAACCTCGTAAGCGGTCATGTCTGGTCCACCTGTAGGCGGTAGATTGAGCTTATTAAGAAAGAAAGCCTCGAAGATTTGTTCTTTAATGCTCTCATTCACATCAAGGCCAAAATTAAGCCCTGACTTATCTTGCGTCATTGGGCGTAATACTTCGCCTAGTCTCTCATCGTAATCAGCATCTACCCACGTAATACCACCAGCATAAACACTAACATCACTACGGATAGCTTCTTGAATTGCTAATAACGGAGGATTAACCGCTTTTTCTCCTGCTTCCAGGATAGTAGAAGTCATTGTCTGGATGAGTCGTGCATCACCTAAAGCAGTAACGGTCGCGGGGGAGTGAGCATATTGTGAGCCTGAAACAGTCGCCCAACGTGGGATAGTGTACATATTCACCCACTGACCCACTTCTTCAATGATATGTTCGTTATCCACATCAATATAAATAGAAACAAAAGGCTGGTTAATCTTCTTTGAGCTTTCAACGTCTTGATAAGCCTCTGTTGGCATTACGATATGCCATACGTTTATTTCATCATACGGGGTCTTTGATAGTTTTTTAGCAACCTTCTCATGGATTTTATTGCCAAACATCGTCTTAAGGTCAATCGCAGTAGGCTTCCACTTACGATAAACAGTAGATGCTTCACCAGCCTCGTCTTCTACCCATGCCACATCACGCAAATGCCATGAGCGGTATAGTAGTGTGTTTGTTTTTAAGTTGAGCTCTGTTGAGATAACGCATTGACCAAAGGCAGCGAAATCATGATCGCCTTCCTTTGTCGCTCGATTAAATTGAGCAGGTCGGTCATACATGGCGTTTCTAGTGAGTTTTGTTGCCCATTCTAACCATTGCTTTGCTTCGGTATCTTGCGTGTCAGGTCGGCTAGTACCAACATGAAACCACTCTTTTGCGGTAGGTCTTAACATCGAACTAAAGGCATTACCTAGATCTCGACGCGCAATCGCAGGGGAGCTTGTCATTAAATGACCCGCCATATCATCACCGATGTTTCTTATGTTGGTGAAGTCGGCTCGTTCTGGGTAGAAGTTTGAAGCGATTTCTTGCCATAAGGAAAGTAAGCCATGCCGTTTATTAAATAATTGCTCCCCTCTGTCCTTCAATGCCTTGATTTTCATTCTAGCCAACCCCATCCCTTTTTACTTTTGGTTTTAATGTGATTGATAAGCGTTTTACTTACACCATATTCAGCACCAAGTTTTCTGCTTGAAACAGAGCTAGCTCGGATAGCCCGAACTTGCTTTTCTGTTAGCTTGTGTGACGAATGTTTTGTGCCGCGAGCAGGATTCTGTCGGCCTTTTTTGACCATGTCGTCCATATTATCTTGATGTGTTCCTACCGATAAATGGTCAGGATTAACACAGCATGGGTTATCACAACTATGCAGTATGAACATGCCTTTGGGTATCTCTCCATTAGCTTGTATCCATGAGAATCTATGCGCTCTATGTGACACTTTGTTTGCCATAAACACGCCATAACCGCCAGAGGCTAGCAAGCCACCCATCCAAACATGACAGCCGCCTTCTGGTATCCGCTCAACCTTACTATCAAACCTTTCTTGCACCGTTCTCATCCTAACGTATCGCCGAGAATAGTCGACATTCTACCGCTTGTAAGTCGGTCTGATGATATTTTCTTTCTCTTCTTCTTTGTTATAGCGGTTTCGTCCGCTAATAATGTTGGTGTTGTAGTTGGAATAATAAGGTTAGCTTTAAGTGCAGCCTCATTTTGGGTTTTTATCTTGTCAAGATCTTCTTCGTCATACCTTCTAAAGCCGCCGCCTTTAGCCTTTCTCTCTTTTTCTCTCTGTTCGGCTCTAAGATTGGATTCCCGCAAAGGTTCACGCGCTTTATCGTAATCCGTTAAGACAGTGCCATATTTTTTTACTTTTGGCCCGCCAAGTCTTCCGCTTGAAAATGGTCGTCCCATTATCCTAACCCCTCATCTGATAATATTGTTGATGTGCGGCCTGAACGGCTGCGCTGTTTAGATATGTTTTTCTTTCGTGCCATTTTTAGCTTCTCTTCATCGACAAGAGGAGCAGGGGGCTCAATTTCTGGAATTGGAATCTTTGGACGCTTACCTAATATGGTCATCTTTTTCTAATCCTTGCTCTTTTGCTCATTACAACAACAGGCGCAGTATTTCTCTTCTTGAAGCCCCCTTGTATATTAGCACCTTTTAGCCCGTCCCACCAAGCCATAACAACAGCGTCACCAATATCAGGAGATCTGCCAAGCCGTTTAACCACATCTTTCTTCGGCTCAACTTGAATACCTTGTCTTGTTACAGCGTAAGTTGGAGCTGTTAAATCAGCTACCATTTCTGGATCATCAGGCAACATTATTGTGGAGCCGCCTGGTTGTGATGGATCTAATGCCTCCCTAAACTTCCAGTAAGCAGCAGACCGAGTATTATATAGTTTTAACTGCCTATCAGAAGTGCGCCCACTATATCCTTCTGCTCCTTTATAGCCTTTAACTTCAATATTGTTATCTTTCATGTGTTCATAAGCTGCGCCGCCATAGCCGCCACCCATATCTATAATAACTTTTGCATTATCGCGTCGATTAGCAACTACAAGGCCAGCAACAGACTTTCCATCAGGCGTAAGCTTCCCAGGTATAGTAATAAATGGCGCATACCACCCATCATGCCGAGGTGCTAAAACTGTATTATCTTCGCCTCCTTGAGCTACGTCTACACCAATTGCACACATTGGTACGCCTTCTGGTGGTTTTTCAGTCCATCTTGCTTGTGCTGCTCTGATCCAATTAGTTGGTATTGTTTGAAATGCGCCATCTTTCAGGGCTACATCAAACTTACCATCACGGTAAGCATCACGTAATTCCTTTGGTAGCTGTGAAAGCATTGCCTCATATTGACCATCTAATGCTAAATCAGGATTATCCGATAGCCCTGCTCGTATAAATGTTCGAGACTTAGCAAATACTTCTCTTTCTCCGATAATGTGTGGGCCACGACCTTCGACTTCTATTTCTTTGCCTTCTTCATCGCGGGTAAACCATCGTAATTCACCAGATTTGGCAGGATTATGGTGTGAAGGGTCAAGCCACGCAGCCCAGCGTCTTACAACCCATAGGCCTTCTGCGGTTGTTGGTGGGTTTCCGGTAGATACAACACGACATCGCTGACCTTTGGTTGTAGTTCTGTTCCACGCGATAATGAATTCATACTGTGATTCGAGAAAATCAGACACCTCATCAAAACAGTTCTTGTTTACTATTCCCCCTTTTGTGATAAAATGATTAACTTCTTCCACTTCAAGATCAAACAACTTTCTACTGCTTACAGGGGTAACTTTATATGACAAAAAAGAACGAGGAGCCGTACTTTGACGTTTTTCCTTCGTATAAGGGTGGCAATACGACCATTTATGGTGGTTATGTGTGGGAGCTCGTCCCGCACCACCGTCTAGCAAACCGATGGGGCTATGTTGCTCAACACAGATTGGTTGGCGAAGATATTGCTGGCCGACCACTAATACAGCACGAAGACCCGTCAATTCGAGAATGTGTGCACCACAGGAACGAAATAAGAACCGACAATGATCCAGAAAACCTACAGGTAATGACTTTTTCTGAACATCGAAGCCATCATACTTTAAAGATGAATTTAGCCCGTCAGAAGAAAATGCCAGATTCTTTAGTGAAAGAAACTTTAGCGAGACTTGGGGGAATAAGGCTTGCTGCTGATGAGCTTGGAGTCTGTCATCAAACTCTTCGTAACAGATTTCCTGAGCTTGTAAAACCTTACCGTAGAGTGACCCCTGTTGAGTTAAGCAATCCAGATCTAGTTTCGCAGCTTGTAGAGGTCGCAAGATATTTCGCGCCAACACATTTAACTTATCGAGATCTGGCAAAATTGACAAAGACAGGGACGAAGATATGGAAGAGGTTGTGTCAGAAACACAAAATCCGCTGGATAAAAGGCCCGTCTGGTGCTCCAGGCAAGAAACGGATGACATATCGGGGACAACCCACCCTGTACGCGTTAGAATTTCATGCGAAGCAGACTGAATCTGGTGAACTATAGTTCCGTCTAACATTGATACGGACAGCTTAACGGCTGCTTTAGTTGGAGTTAAGAACGATTTTATTACTTTCTTAGCTCCCTCCAGTGTGGCTACCATATCGCCCGCCGCAATATCTTGAATTGGCTTATACGATCCATTACCCATTAATACTGGCGTGCCTTCCCCTACACACTTTAAATCGTGCGGCTTCCCTTTATATCTCTGTTTATCAGTTTCAGCCTGACATCCGCCAAAAGTTGTAATATGTCCTTTTCCGCGGTAGATGAGGTCAGCACCATTCCAACCATTACGATCACCATCAAGAGATTTATCAATCAGTTCTGTTTCAGCCAACTCTTTTGCATCATCACGGAAACGGCGAAGGATTAAAGAGCGTTCGTGGCTTGTTTGTGATAAACCTACTATTAGTGCAGACTTACCACCCCCTGCTGATCCTCCGAAGAACAATTCATCTGCTTTACAGTAGAAGGCTTCTGTTTGAGGTCCAGGGTTCGGTATCCATTTTAAATCTATTGCTTGATTAGCTTGCGCCTCTAGTTCTGCCTTCTTATCGTCAGGCATTGTTTCAAGGGCTTGGAGTATTTCAGATATTGATGACATTAACCGCCCTTAAATAAGAAGGTAGGCCAGGCGTTACTCTGGCTCCCCGTGGCCTTTGGGGTCTGGGAATATCCCGCTTACCCGCCCCTACGGCGGTGCGCTTATAATTCCTGCGCTTCTACTTTCAGCGCCGCTACCTGTAAACTTTATGTATTAGTTAAAGCATCTGAAACGATGATACGGCCATTGGGTAGACGTATACCAAGAAACGCTACTTCAGTACCAGTATCTAACCAATCAAGGTCAATATCTCCATCCGCTTCAGACATTGCAAGGAAATATTTCTTCGCTACAACATCAAGAACAGCACCGTCACCGGCTGCACCGATAGTAATACCCGTTGAGCCACCTGTCGCAACAAATGCAGCTTGAGCCGCATCCAAGTACATAATGACTTCAACAGTCTCAACATAGTTAATGTCGTTACCGTCTGCATCGAGTAATTGAACAACAATATCTCGCGTATTGGCTGTAGTAGCCCCTTCTGCGCTGACTGTGATTGTTGCATTGACGCAAGGCTGTGATACGTTAATCTTATTTGCCACCAATTGACCTTTCTCGCCTAAACCTAATCGCTTTCCGTGAACACTTGTAAATAATGCCATGGTAAATCTCCTGCTTGTTATAGTTGCTAATGGAGTGCCGGATTATTCCGACTCTTTATCCTTTAATGCTTTATCAAGGACAAATGCTAGTTTACGCGCTATTTCAATGTCGGTCGAGGGAGCTATATTAGTTCCATCAGGATTTGCGATGGTGGTGTCTGCTTTATCTGAATAGCCATGCTTGCCAAGAACAAGTTTTGTTATATTACTGTTTAGTGAGCCGTTTAGCCCTCCATTCACCAACACAAACTCTTGATCTGAATTGATTTGCTCTAATATGTCAGAGAATTCTTTCTTTTCTTCGTCCCTAGCCCAGTTATATAAACATTCCCTACTTTTTCTAAGGACTTTAGCTAGACCGACAACACTAGGGATGGCGTGCTCGTACTCATCCCTAAAGTTATCAAGGTAGTCTTTTGCTATCTCTAGCACTTCCTCTGTATATTCTGATGGTCTACCTGCTGGCATATTATATTACCGTGTTATTCAATATTAAATTTTACACCAATACCCATAAATACTCTATCTAGTACGCTTTCATAGCCGCCATTAATAAGTGAGCCATTTGCCAGGTTGCTTATATGAGAATAGCCTGTTGTAAAGTATATGTGCTTATCAAGTGATTTTACATAAGACACTCTAAGCTCAACAGGATATTCGCCTTCCCAGTGATCGCTATTAATTGACAATTCTTGGCCTACATTGGCCTCTACAGCTACATAACTCTCAGCTTTTAAAGCTAACGGCATAGTTAGAAGAAGGGTTAATACATATTTAGTAATGTTTTTCATTTTATTTCACCTTTGGTTGTTGTGTTAATTCTTTACTTAGGAGCTATATAAGCCCTTATACAATAAAATACGATAATACATAAGCAAATGATTATGAGCCAATATTCCATTGTTTCTGCCTATTAGATAAATTATGTTGCGTTAGCGTATTTCCATTTCTTTACAACATCACCATGATTTAACTTTTTATCTTGAGCTATCCATTGGCCAGTTAAATCCCAATACTTAGCAACACCTTTAACTCCGCCCTCAGTAACCACATGCACATCAATTCCGGTCATTGGCTTTTTTTCATCTGCTAATATATACGACATAATTACCTCTCAAGCAAACCTCTTTCATCTGGGTTAGTTAGATTAACCACTTTACGGTCGCCATATAAGCAACACAAAATCCTTACAGTAAATACAATTGTAAACGCCATTATAAACAATATTCCGATTGATATTAAGGCTATCTTTGTCATACATGCCCTCGTCTATTAGATGCTGAAATTGTCTGCCATGCGGCTATCTTGGTTTCTGCCGCGTGTCGATAAGCGTCAATCAATGTAAATTCATATACAGCTTCTTCATATTCCAGAAGGGCGTTTTTATAATCTTCAGCCGCCTCGCCTCTTTGTGTGTTTTCTGCCATTGTCTTTCCTGTTGCCTTAAGGATACAAGCTGCTCTTACGCTCTTTCTGTGGCTCTCAAGGTATTTCATTCTAGACTTCCAGCTAGCAAAATCCTTTACGCTGCTTGATAAGTAATGCAGAGCTTTTTCCACTTCTTCCTCTGTAATTATCTCTCTCATTTAGACCTCATCTTAAAGCATAAAATAACGTGATTCTTAATAATAGTCCTTAGTGCTTCAGGTGCTTCGCTTAGCCTTTCATTGCGCTCTGCTTTGTCTTTGCCCTCACTGACATACACATTCCATCGGCCTAAACTATTATCATCTGGCTTTAAAGTTTTAACTCTCACTTAACCGTACCAAACTTGCTGAATATATCCGCAAACCTCTCGTTATTATCCCCTAAATAGGTGATGACGCTTCCCTTTGTTACGCCTTTTTTCTTCGTTCCGTCTGGCAAATAATAGTTTGTTCTGCCATGAATAAAGCATTGCGGATAACTAAGTAGTGGTCTGAACCATGTCTCAGATGTTGCGGCGAATGTTATACAAATTCCCTGATCTATATCTCCATTCTCAAAAGATGAGCATATCTTGCTTATCCATAGTGGATTATTTACCCGGCTAAATGGATGATTCATCCAGATATTACCAAACCACGTTTTGTCTAGGCCGCTTTCATTAAAATAATAATCAGCTTTTATTTTGTTGTTAGCTGTTTCGCTGGAAGCTGGATCAAGGTCAATGCTACCCATAACCTCTCTCGCCGCGGTCGGAAATTCAATAGGCGTGTAATATTCAAAGTTACCGCTGTCCTGATTTATTAATTGCGCGTTATTCATCCGCTCACCCCACAAAAGAAACTACTCGTTTTCCATAGCCAGGTTATTGCATAAATTATTAGAATAATCTCAGCAGTAGCTAATAAGTAATAAAATAGGTTTTTCATTGCTCTATTCCCATATCTTCTAATATCTCATCTAAACTGTGTACTATTTTGTAGTGTCCTTGCCATTCGTTTTCTAATTTAATCTGGCTATCTTCTTTAGCTGATTCCAGTATTTTTCCAGTTTTCTTACTTACGTGCTTTTCCTGTTTAATCTCGTACCAGTAATTAACGCCTTTGTAGCCAACGAATATGTCATCATGGTTTAGCTCAACTTTACAAAACTTCCTTAGCTCTTTGACTATATCCTTCTGATTTAAATCTGTTGATTCAGCCCTTCTATACTTACCCATTCAAAACACCGACCTCAACGCACCCTTATAAGCAGGGGTCTTACGTCTTTTAATTTCATTCATTATTCTATGCTGTCTGTCAGGTGTATTGTGCTTAAGGCTTGATTTACTGTGATACCTTACCGCATCTAGACTGGCTCCAACCTTTTCAGCTATTTTCTTATCTGTTAAGGCTTCAATCCGTAAAGTTTGAGCTTGTATTCTTCTCATTCCTACATCAATACTTTTCTCTAACACTCGATATTCCAGGGCGGTTGCCACTTCCTCTAATATTCTTAGCCGTCTTACTTCTTTTTTATTGTGCTCACGATTTTCAATCAACTCTTCTTTTTCTCTGAGCATCAATTCAACTTCGTCTGCTTGTTTTATTGATAAAAGCATAATTATTTCCTAGAACGGTATATCGTCCGAAAAATCTGGATCAATTACAGGAGGTGCAGGCTGGCTTTGTGGTGCATTTTGCCTTGCCGCTGCATCTTGTCGGCTTTCAGGTTTAAACGTATTGACTTGTGCATACCAGCTTCCTTTTTTGCTCTCTTTCACGTCTAAGTTAATCCAGTCGTCTGTTCTTGTGGATAGCCAAGATATTAATTCGCTGCGCTTTATTGATACTGAGCACTTAACGAAGTCGGGCGCGTTGTCGTGTGGTTTCTTTACTATTAGTCCGTCTACAAATTCTGGTGTATCACTCATTTTTTATATTCCTGTTAGTGGGTTTTCTGCGCGGTGTACAGCCATAAAGCCTTTGAACTCCTCGCCTTTCATTTTCTTGCCTTCTGCTACGGTAAAGCAGCCGCCTTTCGTTGGAGCCATAGATAGCGCGCTAATCACCTTGAAATCTGTTATCTCAGACCACGCTTCAGCAGCCGCATCTAAATCATCTCCAGCTAAATATCCTTTAATCGCCATAACTGTGTCGATATTATCCATGACTGCGCTCATGTGGCTTGAAGCTTTTTTATATAATTTTGCTGGCGTTAATGCTTCCTCAGTCCGTTTCTGCTCAACTCGCTCTTCGTCATCTTCACCTGTTTCAATTGAGAACAGCTTGAGCATTGCTGTTTTTGTTGCGTAACTTAAGGCTTTGCCAGGTGCTTTGTCTCCAGTATCCATTGCGTGTGCAGATACGTTAATCGATATTGTTTGCTCTGGTTCATCCATATTAACAAATTCAATAGTATATTTTGCCTCGTATCTAAGCCAAGGTGTGCCGCTTCCTGTCTGGGTTCCGGTTTCAATCATTGTTGACCCCATTTCGTTAGGAACAACAATTACACCATATTTTATAAAAAATTCGCGCAGTGCTCCTGTTACTTGGTCGTGTGTGACAACCTTGTATCCTTGAACGGCTTTTTCTTTTTTCAGATATTCAACTTCTTTTCTAATCTCATTGATGCGCTGATAAATATTTAAGCTTTTAATTCTCAAAATCTCAATATCTTCGTCCGTCATATTCTCAACATCTTTCACTGTTATATCATTCATTCTATTCACCTTTTCTACACAGCCTTATGCTGTGGTTATTTGGAGGGTAGGCAGGGTTCGCACCTGCACAAGATCGCTTGCCACTAATGATGATTAGCTAAGTCATCGCCACCCGTAAACCTTTTACCAACAAAGCCTCAACTAAGAGGCTATGTCTCGAAGGTTGTCAATCTCTAAGGGCGTTACCCCTGCGCTATCATTTTTCTATCCTCATGCTTGAGTTAAAAGAATATATGTTTAGCTTTGGATCCTTTCACCCAAAAACCCCAATTAAGGGGCGTTAATGTGGTGGGCTTGGTAGTCCAGTTGTAAAGAGATTCTTTACAGCTTGATTTAATTAAACGCTAGGGAGAGATTCGATCCTCTCCCTATAACCCTCTTTCCTCCCCCGCTACCGTGTTCCCCTCGTTATCGGTGTGGCTTAAGCGGCTTGCGCTCCTATAGTAGCGAACAGGATCTCAACTCCTATCCGTGGGAACTGAGTGCCTTTTTAGGCTTTCGCCAATTCTTTAACAAAAATCGCTTTCTTTCATTCCAGAATCTAATTTCTCTTGTTGTTCAAAATCTCTGTCGTTCTTGCATTCTTCAATATATTCCAGATTTTCAATTCTAGCTTCTTCGCGCTTTTCTTCATATGCAATATCATCTTCCATTAACTCATCATCTTTATTAATCTGAACCTTTAAGCCTTCGCCTTTTACATAATTGAATTCGTACACGCTATTCGCTCCCTAAATCCAATCCACTTGCTTTAATAGCGCAAGCATTATGAGTAAAACTGTTGCAGAAATACTAAAATCATAATTATCAATAAAATATGAAACGCCGTAAGAGCCTATCAAAAACGGTATAACTGTTATTTTCATCTTATTCACCTTTTTCGTTAATCTATACGTATTGTAGCACGTTACTTTGTAAATACAAACATTATTTGAACTTAAATCCTTCCTTTATGGCTTTTTGTCCATGATTTACGTGAAACCCATATTTGTTGTTAGCTGACTTTCTGGCGCATATCGACTCGAATTTATCGCAGTAATACCCTAAATGCTTCGTTTTCCCATCAACCATTATTTGCGACAACCATTTTTTACTTCTTTTACACCAAGATACGCCGGTTATTCCAGACTTGCTTCTTGATGACAGACTTGAATTTTTTGTGTTTTCTTTTTGTGTAGACTTTCTAAGGTTTATGATTCTATTATCATCGCGAATATGGTTTATATGGTCAATTTGTTTGGGAATATACCCGTACTCGTAGAGCCATGCTAAATGATGGGCTTTTTGAGACTTTCCGTTTATCTGTATAACTATGTACCCGCTAGACCTGCATCCAGCAACCTTTAAATAGTTTTTACCGCGACCATACGTTTGCCAGACAAAGCATCCTGTTAACTTATCGTAACTTAATTGTTCTTTTAGTTTTTCTTGTGTGAGCATGTAATTCTCCGTGAGTGAATTATCGTTTTAAGATTCACAGCATTGGGGGGACGACCCCCAACTTTCAACCGCTAAGTCTAGCTGCTACTAAGGCAACAATTATATATCAACACCTTTAAAGAATCCAGACTTTAATGCTTTTTGCAAAGTCTTGGCGCAATATTTCCATTGCTCGTCTCTTAATTCAGGATATAAATCTAGCCTATGGAATTTACCATGCTCCTCTCTTATTACGGGAAAACAAAGCAGGTCACATGCCTTAGTTGCTGTTCCACCTTCTCCGACACCAATAACGTGATGCGGATCATCTGCTGGCAATCCAGTAATAACACAAGGCTGCTCTTTCACCCAGTCTAAGTATTCCTTGTTTCTGTATGGCGAGTCTTTAAAGAAGCTCATTTTCTACCTCCATGATTGCTCTGCCTATTGATTCTGGTATTTGAGGAACAACAGCATTGCCTAATCCTTTAAGTCGGTCCACTCTTCTGGGAACCCCATTAGCCACTCGACCCAACTCGGATTCAGTTGCCCAGACTCCAGAGACACAACCTGACTCAACATTAATTGCTTGCCAATTTTTAATCGCCTCTGCAAACAAGGGTTTGATAAATTCCCTCTGTCCCTGTTGTCGCTGACTGACGGGGTTGGCCATATCGTTCGGGCTATCTGAGTCTCTAGGTTCGGAAACCTGTGATTTGCCGTTTTCTCTGTTAATGTCGCACTCATTGCGCTGCAACTTCTCGGCGTTGCCCAATATTTCTGTGTTACCTGGTCGCGCAGATTTGCGGGTTGGCTTCGCCCCCTCCTGGTTACTTCCATTTCCCGCTTGATTGCTTTCTCTGATTTCGGTGGCATCCCGTCCAGCGTGTTGGGGGTGGCAAATAATCCAGACCCTATCTCTGTGATGGTGCGCGCCAAGTTCGGAAGCTGATATGCAGTGCCATTCGCAGTCATACCCGATCTCGGCCAAGTCTCCAAGAACTCGGCCAAACCATCGCCCTGAGTCTCCACTAATGAGTGCTGTGACGTTTTCCACGATTGCGTACTTTGGTCGTACCTCGCCAATAATTCGGCACAATTCTGACCATAATCCACTTCTTTCTGCGGTGATGCCTTTTTGGTTTCCGGCAACTGATAGGTCCTGGCAGGGGAATCCTCCGCAAATAACGTCTGGTCGAACCCCATCTGCATCGAGTCGTTCTTTTGTGACATTTCTCACGTCCTCATAAATTGGAATATTAGGCCAGTGCTTTGCTAATACTTTTCTAGGGTATTCTTCTATCTCGCAAAAAGCGACCGTTTCCATTCCAGCTCTTTCTAAACCAAGAGAAAAGCCGCCGATTCCGCTGAAGAGATCCAAAACCTTCACTAAAACATCCCTTGGTCATCTGATTTGTCATACTGCGCACAGGTCATATTTCTTGCTAAATCAGCCACAAATTTTAACTGCTTCTCCAGTTTGCGATCATCCTGCTCACCCTCTAAGCATAAATATTCGAGCTTGAGAACTTCTGAGGCAAGCTCTTGAACCTTTACTTTATCAGTCATAAATCACCTTTAGTCCGTTTGTCGTATCATTAGCCGGTCATATTCTCTTTGGTCAATCCCAAAATCGAATTTACGCCGGTCAAACTGATAATTTAAAACAAATACCGCAATTTCCCCGATTAAATAAATAATAAATGCAACGCTAATTAGTACCGGGTAAATCTTGTCTCCGCTGAAATAGTTTATTATTGCCATAATCGTGAAGACTAAGGAGAATAATAGTTGCCAGAATTTAACTATTTGAGTCAACATATCAGAATCCTGGCTTTGATTGTAGGAAGTCAATTAAACGCTTAAGTAATGTTCTGCGTGTTAGGTGTTTAACTTCTCGCATAAAATATCTCATTACCATTCCTCCATGAATTTCTGTTCAAGCGCATGGGGTATGCCATCTGGCTCTAAATATGGCATTAGGTCAAATCCGGCCTTACTTGTGATTGATTCAATGCTTGCGCCCTTTAGCTTTCCTTTGCTGAGGAAGATTTCAAAACTACACACTAAATCCTCATACTCTCCAGAATAAATATTCAATACCGGCATTAATTTTATTTCGCTCATTTTACTCACCTTTTTATTGACTGTTTTATCAATTATCACCTTATTTAATGGTTAAATAGGGCTTAATTGATGGTTGTGTCTATTCAATTATTTCAACTTCGTACGGCTTCCATTCTTGCTGAACCAAACCATACGCGTTCGTTGCGCTAGTATCAGAATAATATGCGTGTAAATCATCTAACTTACATGCCTGCACAAAATTACCAACTATTCCGTTTATGTCCCACTCAACACCGTGAACATCAGTATATCGACCCAATCCAGATGGCCGCTTACTTAATTGTATTTTTCCTTGAGTCTCGCATGGAGACATATAGCTTAAATTAAACATATCATTCACCTTTATTAAATACCCAGACACCATGCCCAAACTTCTTAACTCCTGCGCCGTATAAGATAACCTCAAACAACTTATAATTGTGTTTGTGCCAAAATCTCAGAGCTTCGGTAGTCTTGCCGATTATTTCTGCGACTTCATTGAGGTGCTTGAAACCCGCTAATTTAGCGCACTGTGCTGTTGTCATCATTGTTTAATTTCCTTAATTTCATCAGCCATTGCTTCACAGACATAACAATCAGCCTCTCTAACTATCTTTTCTGCCGCATCTTTACAGATGTTAAATCCAGCGTTATAGGCTTGCTCCAAATCATCAAAGCTAGGCGGCAACATAACACCGTATTTCTTTTTCCACTCTTCAAACCCTTTATTGCTTGTGTTCATAAATCACCTTTTAATTAGCCCTGCTTTTCTACGTCAGTATTTGCATGGTTACAGTAAGAGCAAACACATTTATACATTTCAATTTGATAGGTTTTTAGCCGTCCAAGCTCATCATTATAGGCTCCGCAACTAAAATATGTGTGTGTGCCGTATTCTTTTTTACAGCTTGAGCATTTAAAAGTTTTATCACTCATCTTTTTCACCTTTTCGTTAGATTGTCTTAACTCTTAAAGTAATTATAGCTTGTTGCTTGGCAATTGCAAGCATTATTTAATCTATTTAAAATAAAACCGCAGTTAAGCGGCAGTCTAGATATTTTTGCCCTTCACGTTCTAGGAAAGTGAATGAAGTTTAATAGAGCATTAAATAAGTAACCAGCATGGTACGCCCTGTGAAACATAGTCCCATATTAACTGAGTCGCTTTCGCTTATGCTCTATGGCGTTGCTGGTGTTATACATATTTACGGTTATGCCTCCGACTTCCTAGCTACTTAATTATTTTTTTATTCATATTAATCACCGTTGCCTAGTTTATATTTAATTAGCAGAGCTAGAATCGAACTAACATCCCAGGCTCTATTTTAGAGTGCACACCTAGATTCTGCCATTGAACTATCTGCTAAGATTTCATTATAGCATAAAAAAAACCTCCGTATTAAGGGAGGCTAATTATTAAATTTGGTCGGGGTAGTAGGATTTGAACCTACGACAACACAGTTCCAAACCGTGGACTCTGCCAGACTGAGCTATACCCCGTGTGTGGTGCGCGGGGAGAGACTCGAACTCTCAGAATCTTGATTCTAAATCAAGCATGTATACCAATTCCATCACCCGCGCATTTTTACGAGAGTGCCGGTCGTTCTAAATTGATATTCATTAATTCCATGCTGTCATTATAATACAAAAATGATCCAAAAAAAAGCCCACCGATTAAAGTGGGCTAATTAGTTATCTTCCGTGATTTGCGTGGAATCCGTATTTGTTTTCCGCTGACTTTCTAGTGCAACATGCTTTGAAAAAATCATCAAAACTTCCTAAATGTAATGTTTTTCCGCTTACCACTATACGCGACCACCATTTATTATCTCTTTTCATCCAAAGAACGCCAGGTATCCCAGATAAATTATTTTTATTTAAAGATCTGTTTCTTCCATTTTCTTGAGCGTTCGCTTCTCGTAAATTATCTATTGGGTTATGAGAAAAATCATGATTTATGTGGTCAAGATGATCTTTAGGCCAAACACCGTAAACATAAAACCACGCGAGACGATGGGCTCGATAACTCTTTCCTTTTACGCTTATTTCAATATATCCACGTGCATTTAAGTGCCCAGCAATGTCACCAATTTTTGTTCCGCAATTTATATTTACGAGCCTAGTAAAAACACCAGTTTTCGAGTTGTAATGTAATTCTTTTTTAAGCTCTAATTGTGTAATCATTTGTAACTCTCCGTTAAAAAGTTATCGTTTAAAGGTTTTGCAGCAATGAAGTAACGAACTTCACTTTCGGGGATCAGCCTAGCTGCCTATATATTATAACCAAAAAAAAGGCCTACCACTAGGGTAGACCAATTAACGCTATCTCTTCAGAAAGGTGAGTAACATCCGAGTAGCTCTCATATTCGATACGGGATGAGGGAAACCGTTTGTATGAAATCCCTAACGGGGTTATCATTACGTTATCTGGTCACTTGTTGAGGGTAGCCCAGAGTATGTAGATAGTATAGCATGAATATAAAATACCATGTCAACACTTTCTACTACCTCTTACTTTTTACGCCCTCAATACTTTTTACCAGATCCTTATTCGTGGTGTGGACAACGGCTGCGCGTTTATTGTATCGAGCTACAGTGTGGGGTCTTATCAAAGCTCAAGGGTCAGAACGAATCGAGGACGGCCAGATAGGTTGCTTTAATGGTTATCAGAAATTGGATATTGGGAAACCTTCCAGAGTTGATACGATTTTAAGGTAAAAAGAGAAACTCGAGTGTCAGACCGCTACAAAGCACTATTCGGTTAATGATTGTTCTACCCTCTTTTATTAGGGGTAGTAGAACTATGCCTGACATACAAGATATCCGGTTAATACAATGGAGTTAATATGCACTTATACGCTTATAATAGTAAAAAACGTAATCGAGTTATTCATATAGTTAATCCAATAACAAAAACGACTTATTGTGATACTGATAATAGATTTTTAGATACTATTGGTGACAATCCAGGAGATAGGCCGCCTTGTAAGACTTGCCAAAATAACTTAATAAAATCTAAAGTAAGGAAAAAACCTAAAGGAAATAGAGGTAACAGAAGAAGAAGAACAAAAGACAAGATAAAAGCTCGAGAAGCATTAATTAAACATTTTAAATTACATAAGTTTGCTACAAATATCGGTATTTGCTTATGTATTCATAATGAATGTGGCGCAGAAATACCAAGCACAGATAAAAACACCAATATGATGATGATTGATTATTGGAAAAACTTATCCGGTAGAAACCATCATAATAAATATAACTATATGAGTTCCGATGAGTTTTATTCGTCAAAAAAATGGCGCGAATTAAGGTTCGTTGCTCTACAGCAATCAAATGGCAGGTGTACGTTATGCGGGGCATCAGCAAAAGACGGTGTTCAGATTCATGTTGACCACATAAAGCCGAGATCGAAATACCCTAAATTACAGTTCGATTTAGATAATCTACAAATACTATGCCAAGACTGTAATCTAGGAAAGTCTAACTATGATGAGACAGATTTTAGATAATTAATATATTTACTTAAATAACTTGTATTTACAAAGTAATAGAGTAGTATTGATGGTAATAACGAAAAGGTGAAATTATGATAACTAAATATGTAGTTGGTTGGTCAAAGGATAATATTGAGACTGTCGAAGTATTGCGTGAAACTGAAAAATGCGTGTTTACCGCTTCTGGTAATAGTGAAAGGCGGCATAATAAAATCTCTGATTGGGCTAGGTATTATGACTCCTGGAGCGATGCTTATGATTATTTGATTAAGCAGGTTGAGAATAGTGTTAGTGCAGCAGAATCTAAATTTAAAATAGAGTGTGACAGAAGGGTAAAAATTGAATCTTTAAGAGATCCAAGTAAATGAATTACTCTAAAGACTTTGAACAAATATGGGGCATATACCCTAAAAGGTCAGGAGGTAGAAAAAAACCTCTAGCCTTTAAAGCATTTACCGCAAGACTCAAAGAAAAGGTGAAGATATGATTATTAGATGTTGTGGTTGCGGTGATAAAGTTGAGGCTAGGTTAACGGATGGCACAGAGATTTATCCACACAGAAAAGATTTGTCTGATTTACCTTTCTGGAAGTGTGACGCATGTGGCAATTTTGTTGGCTGTCACCATAAGACAGAGAATAGAACAAGGCCGCTAGGCTGCATCCCTACTCCTGAAATAAAGAACGCTAGAAAACACATACACGCAATATTAGATCCAATATGGAAATCTAAACAGATGAAGAGAAAAGAAATATATAAATTATTGAGTGACAAACTAGGCTGGCAATACCATACGACAAGCATCCGCAGCGTTGATGAAGCAAGAGAAGTTTACAGGTTAGTACAAAATATTAAAAAGGTGAAGATATGAAATATGAAGAAAAAATAAAAAGAGAATTAGATAAGTATAACAGACAATGGGAGAGCACTGTTTGCCCAGATGTGATTAAGTATGGAAAGCAAGCGGACAAAGAGATAGCTCAATGGAAAGTTTTATGCTCAAAGCTAAGTGGAGATTTAGCGGATATAAATAATGAGCAGAAGAAGATTAAAAAATGAATTACTCCGATGATTTTGAGATGTTGTGGAAAATATACCCCGCTCGGTCAGGAGGTAGAAAAAAACCTCTAGCCTTTAAAGCATTTACCGCAAGACTCAAAGAAAAGGTACTTTACAGCGACTTACAGGCTGGTGTACTGCGTTATTATGCTTATTGCAAGGGAATGGGTATGTTGAACACTCCGTTTGTTATGCAGGCTTCTACGTTCTTCTCGGTTAATACTGAAAGTTGGGATGAGCCGTGGGAGTTGCCAGAGAAAGAAGTTAAGGAGACAGCCGAGCAAAAAGGTAAGCGATTAAATATACCGGCGAGACCAGGCGAGTCTTACGATGAATGGGAAAGACGAATTGCACAGGCTAGATAAATCAATATTGAAGAGAGGTTAATATGTCTAAAATTACTAATTCAGCAAGAGGAATTATTGGTCACAGAGAAGGTGGCGACCCAGAAAATGAGCTTGATAATTTTTATAAATGTGTGGGATGCGGTCAATCCGTTGACAAAAGGGACTTAGGGCAAGTATTCCACCATGAAGAAATCGACCACGAAAAAATAGATTTTGATGCTTGATGGATAATATTGAAAAGAGAATCATTAATGCTAGATAAATGAGGTGGGTATGGAAAATAAAAAGAATTAAAAAGCTAAAAGTGAATAGCTATGATTTTGAGGTTGAATGGAATAAAAGCAGCGATGATAGTTATGCGTCATTCTCAGAAAGAAAAATAA